GTCCTCTGGCGGTGAGTCGTCGGTCACTTTGGAATCAGACCAGAAGCTGATCGACACTGTTCTGTAGATTGCCATCACGTCTCCTTGATTCTGATACCGTATCGATACAGTAATAATTTTCTTTTGATAATGTATTCCTTGGTTTTTATACCCTTTGTGTCTTCCACAACGGTCTCGCCGTTTTGCTGATATACAAAGTCCGCGATATATACCACTCTGCGCTCCAGGACCGGTCCCGGCTTCGGCTGTCCGGCCCTGGATCCTTTCTTGTAGACCTCGGTGCTCGGTGCTCGCTGTTCCGGGATCAGTAAGTAGGGGACCTGCCGCTGCAGGTTTGTGATCTCCCCTGCCCTTTCGAGCATTCGCAGCTCCGTCCACCGTCGTCCTTCTTTTTTGCTTTGAAAAACAATGCCATCTATGATGATACTTTTTGATTTGTATTTCGTTCCCATTTATCTAACTCTTTTTTCTTAAGAATATAACCGTAACAATAGTCGCAAAGACCGCGCGCATGAATATGGCGCTGTTTTCCGCATCTTTTGCACGACCTTTCCGGAATATTACGAGTTGCATGCATCCTTGAATGATCGCTCCTTTGCATTATTTCGAGATTTTCTGGACGATTGTCAGTTTTTACACCGTTCTTGTGATGGACAATTTCACCTTTTTTGATACGCCTTCCGAGCACCTTTTCCATAACTAAAATATGCTCCCCAACGTCCTTCCCGTCTATCCGGATGTATTTATATCCGGTTGTTTTTCCGATGTGTCCACCTTTCCAGTTTTCTCTTGTATTATTTAATTTCCTGAACTCACTCTCGCATTTTTTTGAACAAAAGCGGTTCTTTCTTTTACGCTTTTCATAACATTTATATGTTAAAAATTGTTTCCCGCAATGATCACAAGTCTTTAATACTGCCATTTTCTTATTCCCATACAAGTCCTTCCTGTCCTGCCGGATCCGGCTCGTAAATCGGATTAGCAACATGAAGCGGCACCGGATCAGCAGCCGGCGCGGGTTCCGGCATCGGTTCCGGCTGTCCCTGGTCCTCGATCAGTGTCGGCTCCTGCTCCGGAATATACTGATCCGTCTGAACAAACTCTCTGCTGCCGTCCTGGGCCTCGATCGTGCTGTCTGTCGTCAGAGCCGTCTGCATGTCGATGCTCATGATACCCCACTTGCTGATAAGCTGCCGGAGCATGGTCTTGTAGGCCATAGCATCGAAATCTTTGTACCAGAAGCTGGAATACATCCACTCGTCCTGCTGTGGGTAGTTGCCGGCCTCGTAATCCGCGAAGGAAACTCTGTGTAATCGTCCGCCCTTGCCGAAGCTGCCACCATCCTTTGAAAAGGCTGCGCTGTACCGATCGGCGTGCGCAAGCATCTTTGATTTGGACCAGTAGAGGGTTTTCCGGAAGCCGTTGAGATACTCAAACATTGCATAGTAGCCGATGGTCGGCGCCTTCTCGCGTTCTTCATCGTCCTGGATCATGCTGACCTCGATCTCTTCATTAAGCGGGTCATACCGGATCAGCTCGCCCTCTTTGATTGCTAAGACGTTCAACTTCTTGTACTGCCCGGACCGGAGGGCAAGCTGGATCATTCCCTTATACCCAAGGATGAAGGTGGCGACTTTCTCGCCGCGTTTCTTGTCCTCGAAAGGAACCATGTAATACTGGCCGAGCTGCGGGGAAGGGGAAAGTTTCAATGTCTCACCCAGGAGCGCTGCGGATACGATCGAAGCGTTGTTGCACTCCTGCAGGGCTGGGTTTGTGTTGACTGCCGAGATAATTGCGGACATAAAGCGATCACCGTTCTTGCCGCCGACAACCTTGCTGACATTGGCCCGGACAGCGTCCTGTGTAAGATAAGCCGTAAAACCTACTTTCTGCGGCCTGTTTCCGTTTGAATTTGCAAGCTGGTTTTTAACTGCCATGAATAAGCTCCTTTCCGGGGCGGGAGCACTGCGCCCCACTGTGATTTGATACGAGATAAACAGAATGGGTAAAAAAGTAACAGTGTGCTCCGTGTATGTTTTTCCTGGGTGAATGCGCGTCCCAGGTGAACATCTTTATTTAAGGGCATCGGCCTTGTTTATCTGCCGGAAGGTATAGTGATTGTCGAGCAGGAAGCGATTAAGCCTCTCCATTTCATCCCTGGTCACAAGGACTTTGAACATAATCTCCTTCCGGACCGGTGTGCCGTCCTGGTAGACTTCCGGCAGCGGCGCCGGCTTATGAACTGGAACAGGATCCCGCATTGGTTCTGCGTCGGCCTGTACCGGCTCCGCGTTCATGGCCTGCGTGAGCTCTTCCTCGGCCCGCTTTGCCTCCATATAGCGCTGTGCTGCCGCAATGGATGCCGAAACGTCCATGGAACGCTTATACTCGGAAAGTGCCGCCTGCATTCCTTCCTTCTGGCCGTTGATCAGGAGGATATCCTCTCCGATTTTGTGCTGAATTGTCGTCATGTCGGCATCGATCTGCTTCATGGAGTAGGACTTGTTCAGCCATTTGGGATTCATAATCTTTTCCAGGCTGACCCACGGCTGAAAGCCTTTTCTCTCAAACAGATCATTGATGGCGGCAAGTTTTTGCCGTTTCTGGCCTTCCTCGAACTCCTTGACCTGTTTGTCGATCAGCTCTGCAGGTTCCTCGACCTTGGCGATGATCTTAAGCATCTGGTTGTGGAACTCCTCATACGGAGCCAGACACCGATCTTTGATTTCATGGTCTTTGTCCTTTAGTGCCGTGATGAATTTGCGGAGCGTTGCGCGGTCCTTCTTGGCCTCGGTGACCTGGTCCTCTGTGTAGACCAGGTTCTTGTAATAGCCGACCTTGGCCTCAACTTCCTTTGCAATCTCGTCCGCGTTCCAGACGATGTGCTCTACAAAAGCGTCGTCGGTCGGTGATGTAACTCTGATTTCAAGTGCCATGTTTTATCCTCCTTTTTTTTATATCTCCGGCAGGATCAGCGGCGGCCGTTTGTCTTTCTGGACGTAATACCAGAAACGTTCCTCTGCTTCCCGCAGGTAGTCTATATCCGCCTGCACTTCTGATCGTTCGATCAGGTAGTGCTCTGTCTGCAGGCTCGGAAGCTGTCCGGGCCACTCGTTCTTGAGCTGGGCTTTCAAAATCGCAAAATCAAATTCTGTAACCATCAGGTAGTGAAGGCACTGAATATAATAATTTTGCGGAATTTGGTCTTTCCATTTAGCCCTCTGCACTGCGCTTGTGATCGTCGCGGTCTTACACTCGAAGATCCCGTTGCGGCCTTTGTCGTCCTTCAGCCATCCGTCGAGGCTCGCGTGAGCAAATGGACAATCTTCACTTGTCCACAGGTTGTTCTCCAGGTAGAAAACTTCGTAGTCAGGGAAATCCAGCCGGAAGAGCTCCCGCAGGTGATCTTCTGCGTGTGTGCCGTACCAGACAAGCGGATTGTTTGAAATATCCGCCTGCTGCCGCCTGCCGGTCTTAATCTCCCATAGCTGTACATTTGTCATGTATGGGCTCGCGCCAACGACGGCCGCGGCATCACTGCCGCCGATCCTGCCCCGCCTGCCCTTGAGCCATTCCTCACGGCTTCCGTAGGTTTGCAATCTCATTTCGAATCCTTCTGCGTTCTCTTTTTTTGTAAGCGTTCCACTGTCGTGCTATGGATATGTCACCAGCCTGATCCAGTTTTTCCCGGTCCGGGTTCCAGGTGCGGCACGCAGTTTCGCGCCATGCTTCGATGCATGTCTCTCCGTGTTTGCAATACGAGCAAAACGGAATATTCATGTTACTTTGACTGTTACCCGGATGCCGTACCTGTCTGATAGGATCGCGGACAGGACTGCGGAAAGTCTGTCAAGATTTGGTTTCATTTCGCCTCCTTTATTTCGAACAAATACTCGAAGGTGACGCCAAAATATTCACAGAGCTTTTTCACTTCGGAAAGCGTGAATGTTCCAGTCGCCTTCTTTGTTTCGTATGTTTTGCGCGTCACGCCGAGAAAATCGGCCATCTGCTGATTTGTCTTGTCGAAACGTGCCTGTTCAGCGTTTAAGTTTCTAAACATCCAGAACCCTCCTTTCGAGATTATTTCAATGCTATAGTTCGCTCACTGCGAACATGTCTTAATTATATCCCGCAACGGGAACTTGTCAATACTTTATTTCTCATTTAGCGAAGTTTTTTGTTATTTTTTTCTTTTTTTGTTCTCAAAACGTGGTTATTGATGTATTATTGATATAGAAAGGGGGTATTAAAAATGGATAAAGACTTCTGCAAAAACCTAAAAGAAGCGAGGCTTCGCGCCGGATTCACACAGGCACAGGTTGCAGCTATTATTGGCGTTGCAAAAAATACATACAGCAACTGGGAAACTGGTGTCAGAGAGCCCGACCTGATGAAAATCAAAGCGCTTGCAAAGGCATTAAGTGTGACATGTGATTATTTGATCGGTTTAGAAAAGATTCCAGAAGAACAGAATAAATTTTTGAAGCTGCAGTCCAAGTTTGGAACCGAGCGATTAATCGCATACATGGACGCGCTTGAAAAAGTATCAGAATCCTAACGAGCATAAAAATGCTTGTTTTACTACAAAAAACGTGTATTTTGCTACGTTTTTGCTCATTTTAGGCATAAAAATGCCCCCGCCTGGTGAAACGGGGGCCAGCAGCATCCGGGATTCATACAGGAGAGAACCGAAAAGACCGGATAAAACATGAACATATTTATTTTATCTTTTCGGGCGCCTGTTTGCAATACCGAAAGGAGGAAAATGAAAAGAACAGCAATTTATATAAGAGTCTCTTCCGATAAGCAAGTCCAGGAAGGGGACAGCATAGCGGCCCAGCGGCAGGCACTGACCAAATACATCGACGACCGGCCAGATCTGGTCCTCGCCGGCGAATACATCGACGACGGGATCAGTGGCACAAAATACAGCCAGCGTGACGAGCTGCAGCGGATGTTGTCCGACGTGGAGGAAGGTAAAATCGATTTGCTGATCTTCACAAAATTAGATCGTTTCTTCCGGAGCGTTCGGCACTACACCGCGGCGCAGGCCATCCTCGACAAGCATGGCGTCGGCTGGACGGCGATCTGGGAACCGATCTATGACACAACGACTCCACATGGACGCCTGATCGTAAATCAAATGATGTCAATCGCCCAATTTGAAGCCGAGAACACCGGCCAGAGAATAAAGCAGGTGCAAGCCTACAAAGTCACCCAGGGCGAGGTGATCAGCGGAAACACGCCGTATGGATACCGCATTGAAAACAAGCACCTTGTGCCTTCTGAGACCGCGGACAGCGTGCTCCTGGCCTTCCAGACGTTTGAGAGGACCGGATCAATAAACGGATCACTCCGGGAGCTTGCAGGCGTTCCTGGTCTGCCTCGCATACAGAAGGATTTTAAAAAGATGTTAAAGAACCCCATCTATATAGGGAAGTACCGCGGAAACGATCACTTCTGCGAGCCGATCATCCCTCTGCCGCTGTGGGAGCGCGTGCAGGAGCTGTTGCCGATTAACATCCGATCAAATCAGCGCCAGACTTATATCTTCTCCGGCCTGATCCGGTGCGGAGAATGCGGGTGCTCTTTTGCGGCCAATACCCGCAGGAGGCAACGTGGAAACTACTTCCAGATAATTCATCAGTACCGGTGCCCGAAGCACTACATGAGAAAACCGGCGCAATGCACCAATCCGAAGGTTCTTAATGAAAATGTCCTGGAACGATACATGATAGAAAATCTTTCCTCCATGATAGAGAAGACCGTCGTCGAGTATGAAGCTGCAGCAAGGCCGGCCAGGGACAAGGCGGCCCGGATCGCGAAGCTGCATGTAAAGGTCAACAAGCTCAAGGAGCTGTTTATAAACGGCCTGATATCCCTGGAAGAGTACAAGGCCGATAAAGAAAAGCTCACGGCCCAGATTGAGTCGCTGCAGGCGGAAGCGGCAGAAGAGCCCACGGTGAACACAGAAGCCCTCAAACAGCTCCAGGGCATGAACTTCCGCGGAATCTATGAAGGGATGGAGCCGGACGAGAAGCGGCGCTTCTGGCGGGCAATTATAAAGGTAATACACTTTGATCAGGAGCGGAACATCGACGTTGTTTTTCTTTGACCGGTATTAACTGCCGTTGCCAGTCCGGATATATTCTTTTAAAACAGGCCATTTTCTTCTTGATTTACCACTTAATAAGTGGTATAGTGTAACCATAAAGAAAAGCACCAAGGAGGGAAAAAACATGACAAACGCATACGAAATGAGAAACCTGATGGAGCTTGGAAACTACAACACCAGCATCACCCGCGAGGCTTTTGAAGCACACTTCACGAAGACAAAAGAGAGCATCCGCTTCACCTTCAACGGCTGGGACGGCAA